GAAGTTGATACACCTTCCTTTTGGATATTTCGCGTCCCACACCGTTGTCACTATGATGTCTTTGACGCTTGCCCAACCCCCGTCCGGTTCGCATGCCTGCCCAAGTGGAGTATGCTCTCCATTGACAGGGTTGCCGATGGGTACGAAATAGAAATGTTCGTTTTGTCCCAAGTTCGCCGTCGCTCGAAGGTAGCTGATGTCGCATAGACTGGCCTCGTCTGCGATGAGGAATACGTATTTGTTCTTGATTCCTACAAATGGACCAATACCAATCCACTGGTCGCCTTTATAGCATGCAATCCCGATGATGCCCTTACGTATGTCTCGAACGTCGGAATCTGTTGTGATGCACCGCTTATAATCCAACACCACACCTGGCACTCCTTCCCACTGGTCTCGCGCTTGCGTGAACAGTTTCTTCGCTTCACCAAATATGCCCAAGTCCAGCTTTTGTATTGTTGTCGTCGTGATAAGCACCGCGGTTTCTTCCGGGTAAACAAAATAATGCGATAGCGCAAATTTGATCGCGCTGAAAGTTTTTCCGGTGCTTGCGGGACCAATCAGCCCAACCATGCCGCGTTTGCGTTTCTCGATGAGATCAGTGAATTCCTTGATGACAAGATCGGTCCATTTGTGCTCGGCGTGGTCTGCCCATAGTAATCGGTGAAGTTCGCGGTAATGGTGGAACAGGTTTTTGCTCTCGCGGATCATGTACATCTCGATCTCCAGCGCGTCCGTGCCTACGTTCCAATCGAAGCCGTATTTCTCGAAGGTCGCTTGTGCCATTGACTAACGGTGCTTTAAGACGGATAAGAGAGCAACCCCGGAATACCGGGATTGAGAAAGACTTTTATGATTGGAATTGAATCGTGCTGCACCCCGTGCCCGTGTCCCGAGACAGAAATTGTGAACGTGCCCGGCGCGGAGGGTCCAGCGGGCACCGACGGCGCCGACGGCCAGAACGGCACGAGCGCCTTCACCGTCACGACCGACGATTTCGTCATCCCGCCCGCCGACGGCACGACACCCGTCACGGTCGAAGTCGCTGACACCTCATGGATGGCCGTGGGCGAGCCGCTGTTCATGCCCGGTGGCCTGTTCTTCCTCGTTGATGCCATCATCGACGGCACGCACGTCAGCGTTGTATCGCCGGCTTGGGAAGCGAACGTCAATGCAGGCAACACCATCACTGCGGGGGCGATAGTAACGCCGTCCGGGTGGCAGCCTGCCGCGCCGTCGCTGCCTGCTGTTGACGCCATCTCCGCTTACGGCGTCGGCGCGGCCTACGCCATCACCACGTCTTCTGCCGTCGTCACATTTGGCACAAGCGGCGCTCTGCAAATCACACTGACCACCGCTGGCACGTGGTTGCTTCAAGCCCGCGCGCGAGTGGATTACACCAACAGCACCTTCGCCGCCGAGCAGACCGTTACGCTCAAGCTCCAGAAGGTGGCAGGCACAGTTGACGTGGCCAATTCACAGAACGCCTTCAAGACGGCCATTGTCACCACCGCCGATCACACCGCGATGATCATGGCGTTTCCCGCCGTCCAATACGTCACCGCTGGCGTCACCGACGTAATCCGAATGATGGCCGTGATTGGTGTCGATTCGAGCGCCGACCCGCTCACTATCGTTGAAGCCAACATCATCGCCACTTACCTGCACGCATAATGGCCAAACCAAATCAATCGGTAATGAAGTGCGGTCCTTTTTTCGGGCTGCGAGTTCGCATCGCGAATGGGTTAATAAATGCAGGTCTGAATAATCGTGAAGATGTTCTTCGACTTATTCACAGTCATCCTTACGCACTTCTAAAACTGCGAGACTTCGGTCCTAAAAGTCTTTTGTTAGTGCATCGCTGGCTCGGTTTACCAAAACCCAAACGACGACATTTGTAATGGCCGATAAGCCCAACTGGCTCTACGACAGCATCGGCCCGTTTCCTTCGGGCATGAACAGCGGGCTTTTGCCCAGTCAGCTTCCGCACGATACTCTCGCCTACGCCACCAATGCCACGGTGCGGGGTGGCTACGCTCATCCCCGTCAACCGAATCGTCGCCTCGCCTTGGATTACGGCGGTGATGGCGTGCTTCAAGAGCGCGTTGAATCCGGGCGATTCCAAGGTAGCGCCTTTTACCGCGCTGACGATGGCACTGGTTCTTTGATTGCGTCTATCGGCGGGCGTCTGTTCCAGTTCACGCCCAACGGAAAGACCGCAACGGTGCGCGAAATCACCATCGCACATAACACCATCGTTCAGGTCGGATTCGCTGTGCCGGCGCAGGGCGCTACGGTGACGATTCAGGTTCTCTCGACGGTCAATCTCGCGGCGAATTATGAAATCAAGATCGGGCCATACAACTACATCATCGCGTCCGTAGATTCAGCAACCGTGCTCACCGTGGAAAACGTTGATGACCCAGGCCCGCTCGTGGCCGCTGGTGCCGTTCTCACTTTTTGGGACGTTAATCCGGCATCGCGCACTCAAGCGTGGCTTTGGCAAGCCGAGAAGTGGATGATAATTAACGACGGCCAGTCCGTGCCCATCTTCTTCGACGGCGCAACGTCCCGACGCTCAATTCTCGTGGGCGTGAATCCTGAGCTTCCGATTGCTCGCATGGGCACGTATTGGATGGGGCGCGTGTGGCAGGCTGGTCCTGACGGGCGCACGTTCCTCGCGGGAGATGCCGTGGGCGGTGCATCCGGTACAGCCGCATATCAGTTCCGTGACGCGGTGCTGCACGTCACCGAGAACACTTATCTCGCCAGCAACAAGGTCTTCTACGTGCCAGGCAACGTTGGCGACATCACCGCCATCATCGGCGTGCCCACACTCGACACATCGCTTGGTCAAGGCCCGGTGCAAATTTACACGCCGCAGTTGGTGTTCTCCTGCAACGCGCCCACCACGCTCGCGGATTGGGCCACCGTCACTAACCCTATCCTTACCGTGTCCGCACAGACCGGCGCATCCGGTCAATACTCCACCGTGCTTTCCAACAGCGATGTTATCTCGCGCCCGCATTACGGCGTGGCGTCGCTCATCCTCGGGCGGCGCGAATTTCAGACGTGGGGCAATGTGCCGATAAGCCGTGAAGTCAGCGCCGTGCTCGACCGTGACGACCCCGCCCTGCTCGCCTACTCCACCGCCGCCGTGTTCGACAATCGCCTGCTCATGTCCGCTTCGCCTGTGTTCACGCAACACGGCGTTTATCACCGCGGATGGGTGGCGCTCAATTTTGATCTCGTCAGTTCGCTTCGTGGAAAATCTCCGAGTGTTTGGGAATCGGTGAATACAGGCATCGAGATATTGCAATTCGTCAAAGGATTGTTCAACGGCGTCGAACGATGCTTCACCTTCGTCCTCTACCTCGGGGAACAAATCCAACTATGGGAAGTGCTGCCCACCATGACCGAGTCCATCGACGACAACGACGCCAACCCGATTATTTGGTCGCTGGAGACGCCGGGCATGTTCAAGCAGCCCGACCCGCGCAATCCAATCTATCAACGCATCGAGGACGGATTTATTTGGGTGCAGGACGTGCGTGGGCGCGTTGATTTCGAGATTCTGTGGCGTCCCATCGAGTACCCCTGCTGGCAGCGCTGGACGCGTTTCTCCATCTGCGCCGACCGCGTCGCCTGCGCCACCGACCCGCTCACCGGCTGCGCTGATATTCGCAACGTCCCGCCACAGAGCCGCACCGAGCTTGGGTTTGGAAAACCTGAGGGCGCTTGCGATGAAATTGAGGACAGACCATTGGTTGATGCCAAAGAATTTCAATTCAGGATTGTTATTCAGGGGCATTGTCGTATTATGGCGCTCAATTTCATGGCGTCCAAAGTACCGCCTCCAAGATTTTCAAAACCTGTTTGCACGCTGCTTGCTTGAGTTATGAACAGACACCTATGGATAACCTTGCACTGCGCTCATTGCGGTAAACAGTTCTTGTCGCAAAAGAGACAGACGCGATTTTGTTCGCCTGTTTGTAGGGGCGAAGCCTTCAGTGGCGCCAATAATCCAAGATGGAAAGGCGGCAGACAGCTCACAACAGAGGGCTACGTAAAGCAGTGGACGGGCAACAAAAAAAGGGTGCCAGAACACCGACTGCTCGCGGAGAAAGCACTTGGTCTCCCACTTCCCAAAAAAGCTGTAATTCATCACGTTGATGGGAACGGTCGAAACAACGCTCCGGGTAATTTGGTACTGTGCGAAGACACTGCGTATCACAATCTTTTGCACGCCCGCTTGCTCAGGCTTAGAGACAGTGGCTCGTTGGAGTTAAAGCGATGCGACTTGTGCAAAGTGGTAAAGCCCCTATCCGATTTTTCGCCACATCGAGGCAGATGGGATAAACGGG